GAATGATAGGAAAATATAATGGGTACGTTGACGATAGTCCTGCTAGTAATACCTCATATACTTGCACTTGGCGCAGTAATCCTGCAGATTTAGGTACATCTAAATTAAAAATGTTAAAAAAAGTAACTGCAACAGTAGAAGGCGCGAGTACCTCAGATACTATTAACGTAACCTACGCTTTTGCTGAAGGTGGTAGTGGAGAAGTACCTTTTACGTTATCTTCTAATAACGCATTTAACAGGTCGTCAGGTTTAGCAGTAGGTACAGTTGCAGAGTGGGGAGTAGCTAATTGGAACGTAGACGAGTGGGGAGGAGGTTCTGCCTCAGCCTATAATTTAGCAGCTCCTATATCACAAAGCGGAAGAACATTTAAACTAGGGGTTAGATTTTTGTCTAACGGATTTCAAATTGCTGTAGAGCAATTATCTTTATTTATGAAATTAGGTCGAGAAGGTAGGTAGCTATGGCAAATTATACTAGAACACAAAACTTTACAGCTAAGGATAGTCTTGATACTGGAGACCCAGAAAAGGTTATTACAGGAGCAGATGTAGATAGCGAATTTAATGCTATTGCAACATCTATAGCAACTAAAGAAGATACAGGGCTTATACCGTCAGGTACAGTAATGTTATTTGTACAGACTGCTGCTCCTACAGGTTTTACTAAAAGCACTACTCACAATAACAAAGCATTAAGAATTGTTAGTGGTACAGTAGGTACTGGAGGTAGCCAGGCTTTTACTACGGCTTTTGCAAGTGATAGAACAGCCTCTGGTACAACAGGAGGAACTGCGGTTAGTATCTCTGGTTCTGTAGCTTCACACACTTTAACTACAAGTGAGATACCTTCACATAACCACACGTTTAGTATAGGACAATATGTAGGTTCTGATGACGCTACTTCAGGAGGCAATGGAAGAATTTTAATGGCAAACAGAAACTATGTGTCTGGTGGTGGAGCTGCTGACGTTACTATAGGTAACACTGGTAGCGGTGGAGGTCACTCTCACAGTGTAGGTACTCTTGCTGGCGCATCTCACACACACTCTTTTACAAGTGGAAACATGGCTTTTGATGTAAACTATGTAGACGTAATTATAGCTACAAAGGATTAACATGAAACTAGAAGTAAAAGATAACTGCCCTTTAAATAACTTTGAGCCTTGTAAGAAATTTGACTGTGGGTGGTTTATGCAACTACGAGGCACAGACCCACAGACAGGTGAAGAGATAGATAACTGGGTATGTTCAGTAGCTATGCTACCTTTACTTTTAATAGAGAACTCTCAGCAGTCTAGGCAGACAGGAGCTGCAGTAGAGAGTTTTAGAAACGAGATGGTTACTGCTAACACTAACTCACAAAAAATGTTTTTAGCTACTGCAAAAGCTAAACTTAAAGACGTATCGTAACGGAGATATAACATGTTTAATTTAGGAAAATTTGCTACTTTAGGGCGAAACGAAGATGACACGTTAGCTCACGTTGCAACAGGGGAAATGGTAGTTAGACCTGAAGTATTAGGGCCAGAGCTAACTAATCAAATTAAAAATACTATGAAAGGTTTTGGTTTAGACCCTGCTAGATACACAGTAGGAAGTGGGGCTAACTCTTTGAACCCTGTAACAGGACAGCCCGAGTTTTTTCTAAGTGGTTTATTTGGTTCGTCTGGTACAGGTAAATACATTAAACGGCTAGAAGAAGAATATAAACCTCAAATAGAAAATTTACAATTTGCAACTCCAGGGTTTCAAGACCCTTTTGGCACTTACGATATTAGCAGAGAAGGTGTGCAATTAACTCCTTCAGAACAAGTAGCTGGAACAAGTCAAATGTTTCAAAACATACTGCCAGGTCTTGCTAACAGAGCGCAAAATAACTTGTTTGGACAACAGTTAATGGGAGCCTATGAAGCTCCTACAATGTCTAGGCAAGAGTTACAAGACATGTTTAGTGCTAGCATACAGCCACAAGAACAAATGATAGACATGCAAACAGACTCTGCTCTTAGCAGAATACTAGGCGGTCGAGGCATTAGTACAGGCTCTGCAAGTGCTATGGGAGCAGCTCAAAGACAAGCTGACTTAGCTAAACAACAGTTAAGAATAGGAGCTTACGGAGGAGCGCAGAAGTCTTATTTAGATGATATGACTAGTTTACAAAACTTACTAGGTACAGCACAAGGATTTGAAACACAAGCTTTAGGTAATTTAGCAGGAGCAGCACAAGCTCAATTTGCACCTTACGCTCAAATGGGTAGGTTCTTACCTAATATACTAGGTTACGGACAAAACCTTACTAACTTTGATATGGGCAAGATTGGTGCAGCTATAGACTTGCAGAATCAATACGCTCAATACAGAGCGCAACCTAAAGCTGGATTCTTACAAAATGTAGTACTTCCTACTCTTTCTGCTGTTTCAGGAGGTAATATGAGTATGCCTAGTTTTGGAGGTACTACTGCTACAGCAAGTACACCAGCAGGGACACAAGCTGCTAATGCTATGTATGGTGGCGGAGGAACAAGTGCTTCGTCATTATATCAACCTACTTCAATGCAGCCTTCAAATACCGCATATACTAGCGGTATGTTTTTCCAATAAATTTTAAAGGAATAATAAAATGGCTAACGCATTTGGATTTAAAACAAAAACAGACTACTCTGACGTAACTTTAGCAAGGCAAAGGCAAACAGCGCAAACTGCTTTACAATTAAAAGATGCTATGAAAAACGTATCTAGTACAATTATTGAAAAGCGCATTGCTAAAAAATACGATGACCCGTACAGCATAGAAGCTATGAAAGAACGTCAAGTATCTTATGCAGGTATTGACCCAACTAGGTCTGAACAAGCTCGAAAGTACATTAACGACGCTATGACACAACAAAGACTTGATTTAGAACAAGGTTATAAACAACGAGCAGAACAAAGGACTATTGCAGGTACAAAAGCAGCAGCAGCAAAAGACGCAAGAGATTATGCGCTTAACGTGAAAAAATTTGAACAAAAACAATTAAATACAAATGTTAAAAATCAATTAGCACAAGAAAGATTTGCTCTTAACCAAGTTAAGGTGCAAAACCAAATATTAAATGGCGAAATAACGCGAGAAACAGCAGCCAAAAGACTAGAAATTGCACAAAAAAGATTAATTGCTACTACTCAAAAAAATCTTTTTGACCAGTTTGAATCAATTTCTGAAACAAAAACTGCACTGGGAACAATAACATCTGAAAATAGAGAAGCTGCATTAAAAGTGTTACAAGAATCTCCTGGTTATAAAGACGGAACACTACAAGTAATTCCTGACGAAGTATTAGCTATATTAGAAGGTAGAGTATCTATAGAAGATAATGCAAATGTAAATAATAATAATAATAATAATAATAATAATACAGATAGCGTTATTAACTACGATGATTTAATGAGTGATAGTACAGGGAAATTATTTTAATGACTCGAATAAAATTTCCTAGCGGTGACATTATTGACTTTGGTGATAGAGCAGAGAGTGAAATTAAACAACTTAGTTCAAACCTTAAAACACAAAGACCTGAGTTATTTGTTGTAGGAGAAGAACAAAAACCTGTTACTATAAATTCTCAATCTTCTGCTGTAGAAGAAAGTTCTCAAAGCATTACAGAAAGTCCTGAACAAGAAATTTCTAATCTTACTTATGAAACTTTTGTTGACGATTCTTCAGAAGGACAAGCTCGTTTTCAAGATGCTAAAAAAGTTTTAGAATTGTTTGACGCTGTTCCTGAAGAACCTGAGTATTCTAAGAATCCTACTAAAGCTAAACAACAAAAAAACGAATACAGACAAACTGTTTTAGACGAAGTGCTAGAACGTAAGCGGGGGTTTGAAATTAGTTCACTTAGTTTAGTTAGCCAAGCTGCTAAAATAAATAATGCAACTAGAGAACAGCTAGAGGCTTACCAAAGAACTGCAAAAAATGTTGACGCTATGCCTAATTTTTATGAGAAAGGTGGCGCACCAGCTTATGACGCTTTAACAGAAGGTTTATTCTACACAATAACTGACCCTCTTAATGTTATTGGAACAATTTTAGGTGTAGCTAGTTTAGGCGCAGGTAGCGCAGCTACTTTTGGAACAAAGACTGCAGCTAAAGAAGGCGTAAGACAGTATGTTAAAAACAGAATTAAATTTCTTACTTCTAAACCTATGTTAAAAATTGCTGCTGTAGATGCTGCAGTAGCTGGAACTGGACAAGTTGCTACAGAAGCTAAAAGACAAAAAACAGAAATTGAACTAGGGGTTAGAGATGAAATAGATAGAGGAGAAATTTTACTTACTGGTGCTTTAATGGGGCCAGGTTCTGTTGTTATGGGCCAAACTTTAGGTGTAACTATAGGAGCAGGGGTAAGGGCTAGTAGTTCTGCTGCAAGTAAAGTTTTACCTGAAACAGTAAAAGAAAGTTCAAAAGCTGCAACAAATTGGGCTAGAAATAATCTATTACCTAAATCTTTTGGCGATAAAATTTCTTTAGAGGTTGCAGAAGAAATACAAGGTGCATCTAATTATTTTAATCAAGCTGCAATAAAGGTTGCAAGTTCTTTAGAAAAAAATTTAAACAAATCATTTAAGACTAAAGAAGAAAAAAATCAAGCTATAAATGCTGTTAATCGATTGCTTGATGGAGATGAATCAAAGTTTAAATTGTCAGACGATACTTTAGAGTTAGTTAATCAAGCTAAAATTGTAATTAAAGAAGCTCAAGAATACGCAACCAGCACACCTAATTTAAAGTCTGCGTTTAGAGCTGTGTTTAGAGAAGGAGATGATTATAGTAGATTTGTTTACGAAGTATTTTCTGTTTCTAAAAGAGCTATGTCTTATCCAAAATTTCTTAAAGAAAATCCAGAAGTTTTAAAAGAGTTAAGTAATGAGGTTGTAACTAATCCAAAATGGTTTGAGTCTTTACCTAAATCTATCAAAAGAAATTTAAAAGTATCAGATTTTGCAAACAACGTAACTGCAACAAAAGCAGCAAAAAATTTAGGAAGAAGATTATACGCTCCTAATAAAGGTAATTTTGACGTAACAAAAAGCACTAGAGTAGGTAGAGTAAATGTTCCAGAAGTAGTACAAACTATCTGGGGTAAAAATTACAGTCCTTCTACAAGAATTACAGGTTCTGTTCAAGGAATTACTAACGCTATTGAAAAAGCTAGGTTTGGTACTACTCTTGCAAAATCATTAAATGCAAGAAAACTTGCAGTTAAAGCTTCTAGTAAACAAAAAGCTTTAGAAAAACTTAACAAAGAACGTGCAATAAATCGTTTACCTTTATTAGAAGAAGATGATTTAGTACGGGTTGTTGGGTCAGAGCCACAAGACCTTTTACTTGTTTCTGGTAAACAAGGTTTTAAAGTTAAACCTGTAGACGATTCTTTAATTCCTATAACAAACGCAAATAGAATTATTACTTCTGCAGGAAAAAATTATTGGACGACTAAAGAAGTTCAAAATAGATTAAAGCCTGTGACTAATATGTTTAAGGAATATGAGCCTTTATTTGCAAATCCAAATTCTATATTAGAATGGTTTGCTGTAAAAGCAGGAGAACTTAACGGAAGTTTAAAAATAGGAAAAACAGTTTTAGCTCCTATTGTAATGATAAGGAATGGTTATAGCGCAACAGTAGCTCTTGTTGCTACAGGAGCTTTAAGAAATCCTATAGGTCTTGTAAAAGATTTTAAATCTTTATTAAAGTCTGCACCTCCAGGTCAATTAAGAGCTATTTTTAATGAAGGAAGAAAATTAGGGGTAGGTGGAACTTCTATTGATTTAAACCAAAGTTTATCTCGTCTTGGTAGAGACTTAAACGAAGACCCTAGGCTAGTAGAAAAAATACTTAGTTTTGGTTTAGCATCATTAGCTCCTAATAAATACAAAGCTTTGTTAAAATTTTATGGAGGAACAGATGATTTTTTAAAAACTTTTGTTTACTTAAGTGAAGTTCGTTCTCAACAAAGAGTTTGGAATACTTTAACAAAACAAGAAAAAGCAAATGCAATTAAATTATTGCAATCTAAGCTAGGAACAAAAGTAAACGAACAAGAATATATTGCAAAAATTGCAGCCTCTAACACAAAAGATATGATGCCTGTGTACAGCAGAGTTCCTGCTATTACTGAATCTACTTTTATGAGAAAAATTCCTGTTCTAGGTACATTTTCTGCTTATCCAGCAGAGATGTGGAGAAATGCTTACAATATTGTAAGATTAGGCACAGAAGAAATGGAGTTAGGTTTTAGAACAAACAATACAGAAATTGTTAAAAATGGTGCGTCAAGAGTTATGTCTTTGTACGCTACTATTGCTGGCACAACTTTTACATCAAACCATATTAATGAATATTTAGGAGTAACTGATAAAGTTAAGTCGTTAGTTAGTTTTTTACCTAAGTGGGCAAAACATGCAAACATTATAATGGGAGATATTATTAAGCGTGGTAATGACATTATTGTAGAATATTATAATGCTGACCAATCTATGCCGTACAAAGATATGGCAAACGTTGTTAATCCTTTATTTGTATCTTTAGCAGAAGGAGAATCATCAGAAAAAGTTTTAGACACTTTTTTAACAGATTCTGCAACAAATTTTTTTCGTCCTTTTGCAGGGCCAAGTTTAACTCTTGGTTTGGTTAATGAATTTAAAAATATAATAACATCAGATGACGAAGCAACTAAAACTAGCAAAATTAGAGCAGCGTATAAAATAGTAGAGCCAGGTTACGTTAAAACTACTAGAGATATTGCATACAAATTAGGTTTTTTTAGTAGACCAGAACTAGCGGATATTGAAAGAATTTTATATCCTAGTCGATTTGGGTCTAAAAAACCTGCACCTAAAAAATTTAGTGAGCTTGCAAATCTTTTAATAGAAGCAGGGTTTAATCCTGCAGGTGTACAAACTCAAGAAGTTAATTTAACTCAATCTTCTGTTTTTGTAGCAAGAGATATTTACGACAAATATAGAAAAGGAAGGCAAGCTACTCAAAATGAGTTGACGCAATTATTTTCTACTGATTACGACCTTAACCCAGATTCTGAACTTGTGCAAGATTTTGTACAAAAATATGAAAATGTTTTGCAAGAAAGTTTTATAGCTCAACAAGGTATAAGAAGATTATATGAAGATGTTAGAAAATTAGCTGGAGAAGAAGAAGCAAAAAAGATTTTGTTTATTAATCCTAATGTTAAAGCTGCTTTTGGAAGCAATAAAGTTAAAGCAAGTGTGGTAATAAACAACGAACATTTTTCTAATCCTATTTTTACTAAAGCAAAAAGGAAAAAAGATTATTTTAGTTACAAAAATAACCCTAATTTTAAAAGATTGTATGATTATTTTTTTAACACTAATAGAGATAAAAATGGAAACTACGCAGGTAAACTTTTAAGCCTAGAACAAAAATATATGGGCTTGTCTCTTGACCAAGAGGTTCCTAAAGTTAATGAAGAGTAAACTTTTAATTTTAGTTTTAATATTATCTGCTTGCGCTACACCTATACACAAGACAAAAGCAGAAACAAACACTATCAGTAGTACACTTACGGGTACAACTACTGTAGACAAAACACCGCCGACTGCCTCTGCGCCGAACTTGGTTCTCAACA